AAATCACCATCGACGGCTACATCAGCGGTTCCTTCACCGGAACCATTGGTAGTGCAGCCGGTTCCAACACGTTCATCGACTCCATCAACCGCTCGTTCTCAGCCGAGGACGTTGCGAAGCTCACGGTGTCGAAGACCCTTTACGCTGGCTTGACCTAATCTCAACCGACTCAAAATCATGGCTGAAATCATCAAAGGCACAGCGGTAACATTCGGCACCGGAGGGTCATCCGCGACGCTCCTCACCACCGCAACCGTCAACAAGACCTCATCCAAAAAGGAAATCCCTGACGGCAACGGGGGATTCGGGGCTGTCGTTTACTTTGCCATTAAAGACGAAGTGAACTTTGAAACCTACGAAGCGACCTCGCCAAACGTGGGAGACACCGCAACACTCCCGAGCCTCATCTCTGGATTCGTCACCGGTGCGGTCTTCGTGACTTCATCGGAGGTCGTCGAATCCTCCGAGGATCTCACCAAGTCGAACGTGCAGGCGGTCGCTTACGACGGCATCTCTTAATCCATCAACCCCTGAGGAGTTTCCGGGAGCGTCGGGGCAAAGGCGCGTCTCCTTTCAAAACCGGATTCTTACCTTGTCATGATCACCTCTTTTTACACCACGGGGAACCAGCGACTGGCCGTCGCACTGGCCACCATCGGGATTCCTCCGCACGCCGAGAACCCCGTCACTGTTGAGCGTCGAACGCTCCCAAACGGAGAAGCAGAAGTTCGCACGACCTTTCACTTCGAGGTCGCTGGAACGTGGAAGGGGTTCGGCGGAGAACCTCAGATCGCCATCAAAGCAGACGCAATCGCGAGCGCATACTTCGCTCTGACCAAAGGCAAAAGACCCGAGAACCTCGACTTCCGAATCCTCGCTGAACTGCAAATCATCCATGCGTGCCTAGAGGTTCGCGACGAAATCAACCGAGTACGAAAAGCCGCAAACCCTGAGCAGTCCTACATCGGCGTGGCGATCTGCGAGAACGCCACCACGCTCGCCTCATTCGTGAATGCCACTCACGAACTGACTCGTCAAAAGCTCCGCCGAGGAATCCTTTACGCTCCCACGGAGACGCTCCAAGACGCGCTCAAAACCTTTAAACATTTCGCCTAGCCATAACCATGCTGACTGACATCCAACACCTCATCACGGGCACGTCCAACGCTGCCGCCACCGTGGCCGGAATCCCATGCCGACCACTCACGCTCCAAACCTTCGCGCTGATGGAGTTGACGGGGAACGAACTCCTCACCGCACCGAGCACCCGCATGGCCGATGTCCTGGGGTTCATCTACCTCCACTCGGCACCTCAAGAAAAGGTCGCCGAGGCAACTGCCGCTTATCTCGCCGGTGACAAGGCGCGGATCCTCAAAGAGTCGCTCAACCTTCCATCGATCCCGCTCGCCGACTTGGCCGACATCGCTCGCCAGATCCGCGAGATGATCGAGCAAGCCACAGGTTCGCAAGTCGTCATCGAAGGGTCCGAGGCCACACCGGGAAACTGAGTCGGGCAGGGATGGTCGCTAAGTACATCCACCACTTCGCGAGTGCTTACGGATGGACTCCGAGCGAGATCCTTGCCCTTTCCATGCAGGACGCAAACGCGTTGTTCGGGGCCTCACTTGAGGCTCAGGGTCATCGGATTAGGCCGATAGTGGATGACCCGCGCTTAAGTGACGCATGAAACTGACGCTCTCAATGGACCTCACGAACTTCAACCGAGTGCTCGGGATTTACATCCAGAACTCGCGGAAAGAGGTGAAGAGCATCGTCGGTAGGAAGTTTCGCGACGTCGTTCTCCGCGCTGGCAAGTTCCACATGGACACTCGGCCGGAGACGCTCCAAGCCATCGAGAGGCGAAAGAAGGACGGGAACCTGAGAATCTCCAAGCGCATCATCGACCGCGTTGGTGCTCGCCGATCCAAACTCCAAGCCGAACTGGAAAAGCAAAAGAAGTACATCGGGAAGAAAGGAAAGCGGGGGGAAATGGCCGTAGTTAAAATGATGATGGCCGCCGCACAACTCCAACGCACGGTGCAGCAGGATCGCTGGGGCCTCGAGATCAAGCAGCGACAAGACGCAGCCGGTCGAGCAGGGGCGTGGGGCTGGCTCGTCAAAGGAGCCAAGTTTGACACCATCGAATCAAAGCACCCCGCCGCAGTCGTTCGAAAGTTCGATGGTCTCCTTGAGACCTACCTTGAGATTCAAAACAAACGTCCCGGAATCAGTTCGTTTGTTGACCGGAAAGGCTACGTCGAAAAGGCGTTGGGAGCAGTGGCCGCTGACATGGCCGAGTATCTTTACCGAAAACTTGGGATCGCAATATGAGCACAGCAACAATCCGCATCGGTGCAGACACGAGCAACTTCCGACAAGGGCTCACGCAGGCAGGGTCTCAACTCCGATCCTTCGCCGCTTCAGTCGCTTCCGTCGCTGGTGGGCAAGCTCTGTTCGCGGGATTGCAAGCTGGAATTGGTGCCGTCGGGAGTGCATTTCGCGCACTCGGTCAGACGTTCGCCGAAAGCATCTCAGTGGCAGGAGAGTTCGAGGCCGTGGTGGCTCAGTTCACGACGTTCTACAAGTCGGCTGAGACAGCGCAGGGGGCCGTCTCCGAGTTGGCCAAATACGCTGCTACAACCTCTTTCCAACTGAGCGAGGTGGCCAACGCTGGCGCATCTCTGGCCGCTGCAAACGTACCTGCCGAACAACTCAAGGAGTCGATTCGAGTGATTGGGGACATCGCTGCCGCGACGAAAAAGCCGATGGCTGAAATCCTCCAGCCCTACGTCAAGACGCTCTCGGTCGGAAAGATGCAGACCGAGACTTTCCTGCAGTTCCTTGAGCGAGGAATCCCCATCGGTGAGGAGTTGAAAAAGGCTCTCAACCTAAGTGATGCGGGTCTCCAAGAGGCACTGACGAAGAGTAAGATCTCGGCGCAGGACATGGTGAACGCGCTGCAAGCCATGACCACCACGGGTCTTTTCTCGGGCGCCGCAGCAAATCAAGGCCAGACGCTCAACGGGCTCATCTCCACGCTCAAGGACAACGTGGAGGAGGTGAAGCGGAACCTCGGCCTCGCAGCGTCGGAGGGGCTCAAGCCGCTCATCGAGTTTGCTCAAAACCTCGTCGGGAAGTTTGCTCCCATCGGCACCGCTCTCGGCAACATCTTTTCAACGGCCACGAAAAAGGCTCTACAGTTCTCAAACGACTTCAGCGCAGGCTTCGGTCGGGCCGTTGACACGGCGGTGCGAGCGTTTCAAATCATCGAGGGAGCCATTCAAAACGGGACGCTCTGGGATATCCTGACGGTCTCAGGGAAACTTGCATTCGCTGAAGTGCAAGCATTCGGTGTTCGGGCACTCGAGGGGATCACCGAGGTGTTTTCTGGGGCTGACCTGATCGGGGCTCTCGCTCCAGTGGCTGACTCGTTCATCGACCGAATTGTCAACGCGGGACCGGCTATCGGGGCCGCTCTTGAGTCTCCGCTTGGTCAGGCATTCATCCGCGCAGTCGATGCGTTTGCTTCGTATCTCAAGCAGCAGATCGGGTTTGCCGTCGCAGGTCTCGCTGACATCGCGCTTCCAAGTTTCATCTCGCCGACGCGGAACGAGACAACGGGCAAAGGCATGCGGATGGGTGGCCTCGGGCTCGAGGGGCCGATTGGGTTTGCCTCCGGTGGCGTCACCTCGGCGCAGGCAGGGGAGATTCTCGCAGCGCAGGCAGCAGGCTATCCGACGCCACTCACCCCGGGCGAGGTGCGCGAGACGTTTGCGAACGGGAAGCGCATCACGTACAACACCAAGGAGTCGTTTTCGAACGGTGTCATCGTGCCTCCGAGCAACGCTGACGCTTACGCTGAGGGCACGCCGGGGCAAGGACTGATCGCCGCATTCGAGCGAGGATTTACCCGCCAGACAGCAGCCACGGAGAAACTCCAAGTGCAGAATGAGCGACTCAAAACCGAGTTGGCCAAGCTCACCGAGGCCGCGCTTCGCAACGCAACAGCCATCCGCGAGCAGTCCAGCACCCTTAAAAACCAGACGGAGTTGACCGCGAAGACTGCTCAGGCTGAAGAAAAGAAAAGCAAGGTGACCAAGACCGGAGACTTCTTCACCTCGCTTGAGAAAATCGGCGGGGGACGACGGATGATGAACCTCGCGCCTCGGGGCGAGATGATCGGGATCGAAGGAAGAGCACCCGGACTTCGAGGGGCTGGGGATCTGGGCGGAGGATTCGCAGCGTCACCAGCATTTCTCGCCGCGAAGAAACGCGAGGAGATTGCGAAGATCCCTGTTCAAGGGCCACCCGCCGAGGAGTTCTTTAGGATTCAGCGCGAGAACCTTAAACAGGCCACCGACATCGTTGCTGAGCCGTTCCCGCTCCCTATTCCCGGGGGTGATAAAACAGATCCTGTCATTCGGTCCATCCAGATCTGGCAGCAAGCGGTCACCGGAAAGCTCGACAACGTGGTCTCCGCAATCTCAAAACAAGGGTCTCTCAACGTTGCTGTGGTATGAGTCTAAACACCGAGTTCCCCATCTCCGCACAGGTCGACGAGCAAGGTGCCATTGAGGTTGTTTTCCGCACCCGCTACGCGCGCACTGGACCGAACACGGAGCCGTTCGAGTGGCCAGCAACCAAGACGCTCGGCTCGGTTCAGTTGGCGCTTGTTGGGGCGAAGGAAAACGTCGAGATGCTCAGTGACAGCCTCGGAACCTCGGAGGGGACTTACAGAGGCGCAGCATTCACGAAGAACTTTGTCACCGTCGAGGGGACAATCTCGAACGAACCCATCACCGCACACCCAGACTTCACCACATGGGCGGGAGATGCCGAGACGCCGAACACGAGCAACGCCATCTGGGAGGACTACGACGGCGCGAAACGGTTTGTTCAGTTTCGCGACGACTTCGAACTGGCTGGCATCACCACATACCTCGCGCCGCAGTGGACATTCAACCTCACGTGGATGGCCATTAACGCAGACGACGCGACGGTGCCGGGGCAGGTCTACGCGCTCCCACCCATCCCCAACTTCGCGATGTTCAACGGCCTATCACTCCTCGGGACTTCAGTTTCGCAGGAGCAAAACGGGGCCTCTTGGAAAATCACCGCTCAACTCCTCGGCGCACCAGCATGGTCGTCCGACATTTACACCTAAAATGTCTCGAATCTTTAAGGGCGAAACCGCCGTCAAAACCTCACACTCATTCGACACCGACGAGTGGGGGAACGTCATTCAAACGTCGGTCCACATCTTCAAAGACAATCAAATCGACACCATCCTCAGTCCGACTGGTTTACCGGACATGGGCGCAGACACGCAGCGAAGCATCATCTCGCGCTCGATGACGTTCGACGAGGGCTCACAGACTACGATGCTTGAGCAAAGGAGCATCTACGCTTACGCATCAGCCGCGAAGAAACGGTTGAGCATCGATGCCAACAGCGGGACCGAGCCGATCACCGCCAACCCGAGATTCCAAGACCTCGCGGGAACACCTGAGAATCCAAACGAAACCAACGCTTTATGGGTTGCATCGAACGACACCGAGTCAACCAAGCGATTCGTCGAGTTCAAAAAGCCGGGATTGGTCGGTGTCTCAAACTACATCGCCGGAAACGGTTGCACCCTTAAGGTGACCTACTTTGACATTTGGAGCGCCTTTGCATTACTGGTCAACGACATCGGAAAAATCTCGTTTCCACCCGTTGCAATCTGGGGGAGCGTTCAATCGTGGCTTCTCGCTGGGGCAACCGCGGAGCCGTTTGGAGATCGGTGGAAGATCACCCTCATGTATCGCAACGCATCGGCGAACTACGGGCAGTACACGGGCGCGGGATGGTCGTCCCTCATCTACTCATGATCCCGACGGTCATAACACCGGGTCCCATCGGGCGCACGCTCTCGGCCATCCGTCGAGAGTTGGTGAGATTGCAGGTGCAAAAGACCAAAGACTTCACTGCCAACGAAACGCCAAGAGGCACGTTTCTCAATGTCGCTCCACCGAGGACAATCACCCAAGGGGAGCCGCAGGGCCCACGCTATCAGCCTTTTCTGAGCGAGGGATCCACTCGGTATTTCGTCACACCGTGGCCTTACGGACTGGTGGGACCGATCATCCAAATCGGCGACCGTCAGTATCGGGGGTTCGCTTTGACCGGAGGATCCAAACGCATCGTGGCCACCGTGATGCTGCGAGCAACCGCAACACGCAACGCCGCTGTGGATTACGACCCCGAGAACTCGAATCCAGAAACCTACGCGATCCTTAATTCGATTTACCTCATCCACACGGAGGATGTCAGTTTCGGGACGAGACAGACCTCGTTTGACCCGCTGACGGGCTTTCAAGGGCTCAACTTCGGAGGGCAGAACTGGTTCTTCCCCGTCAAGCTGGTCGACGCTTGGAACGAACCGGCTTCTCGCATCTCCGCCGATGATGTCGTCCAAAGTGGAAATCGGAAGATTCCGCTCGAGCCGGGCGAGCAGGACAACCCGTGGTATCCGACCGAGTTCGTCAAAGAGTATGAGGTCGACGTTCTGGTCGGGTTCATCCATCAAACGGGAACCATTGGCTCAACCAGTGGCTACGTGCTCGACGGGTTCGGGAGCGACATGGCAGCAATGCCGGAGGAAACCGAAATCACGGGCGGCAAGGACTTCCTGAACGACCAACCGTACCCGCGCTGGCACGCCGAGGTTGAGCTTCAGGCTCGAGTGACGGTGCCGAGTTGCGATCCTGAGGAGACGTTTTCCAAACCCGTCGAGGAGTTTGGTTTCATGCTTCGGAACCGCGACGAGAACGGCTACATCCCGGGGAGCGAGTACCCGGGGAGTGATCAGGTGCACCCACTCCGCAACAACTACCAGCGACAATCCGCTTTCATGCTTCCACTTTTGGGAGGTATTGGCGGGAGCGGACTCTCATCGAGTTTCCGAGGGCAGACAGTGACCAACGACCTCCGAGAAATACCAACATGCCTGTGATCCCACGTCTTAAAAGCGGTGGCCAGTTGGCCTCTGCCATCAACGCCATCATCGATTATCTCCCGAGATTGGCCATCCAATCGACTCCTGACATCACCGCGACCGTCACCCCGCGTGGCCAGCTGGTGTCGCTCAAGAACCGTCGGACGACGCAGACGGGCGCACCATCGGCGACGACCAGCTTCCCATTTAAGGTGACGGTTCGAGCCGACAATCCCGGATCACCGAGCCCGACCTACAAAGTGTTTGTGCGATGGGGAACGGTCAACGGGCAGAGCGTCATGACGTACCCAGAGGAGGAGGTTGGGACGGCTGCTGACGGCAAGCGGGTCGTGCTCAACGTGGTCGGTAACTTCTCTTCGACGGCATCAACGGGCATCTCCAATCCATCCATTGCAATCGAGGACACTAGTGCGCTACTCGTGGCCGGTGAGGTCGGGGGAGCCATCAACTACAAAATCGTGTTGGCTTACATCATGCAGGAAGAGGACGGGACCTTTACCGTTTCGCAGCAAACGGGGGGGCATCAAATCATTGGTCTCTACGGTGCATGACAGTTGATGACGGCCGCATGAGTGAATGCTCACGCTCACCGTCGCTCTCGACTCTGGACTCGTCTACGTTGGTGGTCTCCGCCGCTCTGACGATCAGGAGGTGTTGCTCCGCAACGGGGACGTGATTCCGACCGCCATCGAGTTCCGTAGCACGATCTCCAGCACCTCAACGGTCGATATGGGCTCATCCACTGGGCTCCGATTGAGCGTCAAGCCGAAGGGTCTCTTCGATGCCAATCCTCTCCTCGCATTCTCCAGCTGGACCCGCACGGTGACGGGTTCCGCTGTTGACTACCGAGCGACACTCAACACGGCATCAGGCGGCATTGACCGACTGCTCGGCATCGACCCCTACGACTCCGCCGAAGTCGTGGCCATCCAGACCACGGCAACGACGGCAAACGAAGTTTACTTTGACCTTGCCGACTCGGTGGGGCCGGTGCGGGTTTGGATGGGCACCTCGTCCTCGACGGGGCCGGAGGCACCCGCTGATGGCCGTCTCATCAAGGTCACAACGCTCGGGACCGAGAATGCGTCAGCGATGGCCGCGAAGATTGCGACCGCTCTGGATGCCGATCTGGCTTTTGTTGCATCATCCTCTGCTGACATCGTGACCGTGGCCGCGTCCACATTTGGCCAACGTCAGGCCCCACACTGCCGATCCTCTGGCTACGGTGTCACAGTGCTCGTGGCTGGCGGAGATGAGACGGTGACAGACCTCCCGTCCGTTGTGCTCCAAGCGGAGATTGCGTGGGCTTACTCTGGCAATCTGACGACGACCCGGGCTCTTCGATGGAAGGTCGAGAATACGAACCGCCGAGCATCGCAACCCGTCTCGCTCCCTTTTTTCGACTCATCGAACATCGCCAGTTCAGTGGTGCTGTTCACCGCTCAGAGCCTGACAGCACCCCAACAAGCTCAGGCCCGAGCCAACATTGGTGCCGGAGCCGCGATTGCTGGCACAGGCGCAGAAGGTAACATCGTCGGTGTCGTCGGTGGGGTGACGACCTACACGACGCTGGCCGCTTTGGGTGCATCAGTCGACGGGGGACAAGTTTAACAACATCAAGAGATTATGCCGAACACGATCCAACTTAAACGCCGCACGACCTCAACGGGCGTGTCAGGCATCACGCTCGCGACTGGTGAGCTACTCTTTCAAGAGTTTGACAACCAGCTGCTCATTAAAAAGTCGAACGGGGACATCGTTCCGGTCGGTGGCGAGGGCACTGCCACCGCCGAAGGGATGGTCACCACGGCCAACCGCAACCAGACAATCCAAGGCACAAAGACGGTCTCGGGGACACTGAACATCACGGGCCAAATCCAGATCGCAGGGACGCAGGTGACCGCGGACGCCGCCGAGTTGAACAAGCTCGACGGAGTGAATGCAACGACCGCTGAACTCAACACCGTCGCAGGTGTGACGGCTGGGACAGCGAGCGCGAGCAAGGCTCTCGTGGTTGACGCGTCCAAGAACCTGACGCTCGGTGCGGGGCTGATCTCGACGACCGGAGTGCCGACCGATGACGCTCATCTGGCGAACAAGAAGTACGTCGATGACGTTGCACAAGGGCTTGATGTCAAAGCCTCAGCGCATGTTGCAACGACCGAAGCACTGCCTTCGGTTGCGTACAACAACGGCTCAAGCGGTGTTGGTGCCACGCTGACCTCGAACAACAACGTCGCATTGTCCATCGACGGTCACAACATGGCCGTGGGTGAGTCGGTACTCGTTAAAAATCAGGCTAGCGCACTGCAAAACGGGATTTACCAAGTCACCGCAGTCGGCAGTTCCGAGTCTCCTTTCATCCTCACTCGCCGCACGGATTCCGACAGTGGAACGGAGTTGAGCGCGGGATCGTTTGTCTTCATCGAACAGGGAACGACCAACGGGTCAACGGGTTGGGTGCTCTCGACATCGGGAGCAATCGTGATCGGAACGACTGCTCTGACGTTCACACAGTTCTCGAGTGCAGGCGTGGCTGACGCTGGGGATGGTTTGCAAAAGAGCGGCACAACGCTCTCGGTCAAAACCGCATCCTCAAGCCGCATCGCCGTCTCATCGAGTGGGGTCGACTTGGCCACCTCGGGCGTCACCGCCGCGTCGAATCAGGTGCTCTTCACGGTCGACACATACGGACGGATCACGAGTGCAACAAACTCGATTCCAGCTTCAGCAGGGATTTCCATCGATTGCGGCGACCTCTAATCTCGACGGATGCCGAACTTCATCCGCCAACTCCGCAAGGCCACGTCGGGGACCCCTCCAATCGAGGGGATTCCGTCGGGCGTACTGATCGTCAATACAGCCGACCAGACCCTCTCGTTTCCAAATGCAGCAGGGAATGGCTGGGTGACGTTTCAAGCGGGGGCGTCGGCTCCATCGTTTGCGCTCCAGCAGTTTACGTTTACGGGCAACGGATCGCAGACAGTCTTCACCACAACGTCCACCGACTCGACGGACGACCATTTCGTCGTGGCCATCGGAGGTGTTTTCCAAACCGCTGGCGATGACTACACGGTCACAGCTGGCGTTGTGACGTTTACGAGCGCACCGCCGAGCGGTGAGAAGGTCAACATCCTCGTGGCGTCTGGCGGAGTTGCTGGGCCTCAAGGGCCGATTGGTGCGACTGGATCTGGAGCAACAGGACCCGTCGGTCCAAGCGGTGCGACAGGGCCGGTCGGTCCAAGTGGTGCGACCGGACCACAGGGGCCGTCAGGCTCTCCCGGAGGCGCGACTGGTGCGACTGGTCCAGCTGGCCCACAAGGCGAAGCAGGATCGCCGGGGGGTGCTACAGGCGCGACCGGACCCGTCGGTGCGAGTGGGCCACAAGGTGTTGCTGGAGCAGTTGGTGCGACTGGACCAAGCGGTCCATCGGGGGCGCAGGGAGAAGCTGGACCAGCTGGCGGTGCAACTGGTGCCACAGGACCGAGTGGTGCCACAGGTCCCGCAGGATCTCCCGGAGGGGCGACAGGGCCGGTCGGTGCGAGCGGTGCGACTGGGCCAAGCGGCGCAACCGGACCAAGCGGTGCCGTCGGACCGAGCGGATCTTCCGGAGTTGCTGGGCCGAGTGGAGCAGTCGGGGCCACAGGACCCGTCGGTGCAACCGGATTGCAAGGTGAGCCCGGCTCACCCGGAGGGGCAACTGGTGCGACTGGTCCGATTGGTCCATCGGGCATTCCGGGGACTCCCGGCGGGGCAACTGGCGTACAAGGCCCGACCGGCGCGACTGGGCCATCGGTTGCTTGGAACTACACCGGAGCATTCGACCTCGGAATCAGCTACGCCGTCGGAGATTTGGCGACGTACCAAGGGAACCTCTGGTATCGGAAAAACGCTAACGGCGGAAACGTTGGAGACATCCCGAGCACGCTCTCCAATTTTTGGGATCTCATCGCGAGTCGAGGAGCCAACGGTCCAGCTGGTTACGACGGGGCCACTGGCGAGCGAGGATCCACTGGTGCGACCGGTATCGCAGGCACGATTTTTTACGGCGGAACCGATGCGCCATCTCCCTCGCTTGGCAAGGATGGGGACGTCTACTTCCAAGAGATGCCCGAGTCCGACAACTACGACGACGTGCAGACTGTGTCGGTTTTTGTCAAGGCATCCAACTCGTGGAATTCCTCGCTCAACATGCGCGGTGGCCGCGGTGCCACTGGTGCGACGGGCGATGTTGGACCCAAGGGGGATCAGGGCTTTCCCGGTCCCGCAGGACCGAGCGGGATGCAGGGGCCCGAGGGGAATCCGGGAATGCCGGGACCGAGCGGGATGCAGGGTCCAGAGGGGCCCCCTGGGTTTCCGGGGGACACCGGCGAGCAAGGGCCAGAAGGACCGCGAGGTGCAACCGGACCAGTTGGACCGCAAGGAGCAACTGGGTCAACAGGACCAGCTGGCATCGATGGCATCGACGGTGCAGTCGGTCCAGTCGGTCCAACTGGACCCGACGGCGCAAAGGGCGCAACTGGCTCAACAGGAATCACCGGCGACCAAGGAGCAACAGGCGCAACAGGACCAAACTGGACCGTCTCAGAGGAAACCCCATCAAATACCGTGGTTCCAGCGGGTTACTTTGACGCTGGTAACGGGAAGTTGGTGCCATTTTACACCGTATGACTCGCGTCTCAAACAACTTACTCAAGGATGCTGGGACGACTGGGAAGGCTCTGCTCGGGGCGACAACAGCCAGTGCTGCACGGACGACTCTCGGCCTCGCCACAGTGGCCTCCAGTGGCGACTACAACGACCTGCTCAACAAACCTTCGGGTGGCGGAGGCAGTTATAGGGATCCTGTTTACAGTCAGGCCGCGTTCGAAGGGGATGATGAAACGAGTGTTTTCTACGGTGTTTTCCCATCGGGCATTGGAGCCATCCGAAATGTTGTCGGCGAAAGCTGGAACCCTCCAACTTCGAGCGTCCCATACACCGTTTCAGTTGGAGGAGTCATTCAGCGTCCTACGTCGTTTGAGATTTTGTTCACCTTGGTTGGAGACGTTGGGCCGAGCGACGATGCCCAACAAGGTACCATCATTTTCGGTGAGCCAATCCCACTTGGCTACGCTGTAACCATCACAATCGTCATCTAAAAAGCTATGCCACAACAACTAACGAAAATCGAACTTGCAATGATTGCAGCGTCGGCACAGACCGCGCTGCAAGGGCAAACAGGGGCAACTGGTGTTGCCGGACCAAGCGGTGCACAAGGACCGCAGGGAGTCGCTGGTGGGGCCGGTGCTACAGGACCCATCGGTGCCACAGGCACAGTCGGCGCGACTGGTCAACAGGGCGTGCAGGGAAACGCTGGTGCCATCGGCGCGACTGGGCCACAAGGTGAGCGAGGATCCACCGGAGAGGTCGGTCCAACAGGCGTGCAGGGCGTCGCCGGTCCAAGCGGATTGGCTGGTGCAACAGGCGTGCAAGGGGCTACCGGACAGCAAGGGGCACAGGGCGACGTCGGTGCAACTGGGCCGAGCGGTGCAGCAGGGGGACAAGGAGCCACCGGCCTCGGAACGCAGGGGGCGACGGGTGAGACAGGGCCACAAGGTGCGACTGGTGCGTCGGGGCAATCCGACAAGTACGCCACGACGTCATCGACCTCGCTGCTCACAGGCAACGGGGCGAAGACTCTGACGGTTGCAACGGGGCTGAGCTACACAGTTTCACAACCCGTCGTGGTGGCTGAGTCGGGCGGAACCGCTCACATGCACGGAACGGTGACGAGCTACACCTCGGGCACGGGCTCACTGGTCGTCGACGTCACAAACCACACGGGATCAGGCACGTTCACTTCGTGGTCGGTCAACCTTGAAGGGGTCGTCGGAGCCGTCGGTCCAACTGGTCCACAGGGGGCCACTGGAGCAAGCGGAGTTGCTGGTGCCACCGGATCAAGCGGAGTTGCTGGGGGAGTCGGTGCGACTGGGTTGCAAGGCGAGCAGGGTGCCACCGGAAACGTTGGGCCGCAAGGTGCCACGGGCGAAGTCGGGCCGACTGGCGCACAGGGCAGCGTCGGGCCTACCGGCATTCAGGGACCCACTGGGCCGAGTGGATTGCAGGGCGTGCAGGGCAACGTCGGTGCCACTGGATTGCAAGGTGCTACGGGAGAGCAAGGTATTCAGGGCGTGGCAGGTCCAAGCGGGGCATCTGGTGCACAGGGCATTCAGGGCGAGGTCGGGCCAGTCGGTGCGACCGGACCACAGGGTGTGCAGGGCGTGCAGGGTGCCACAGGCCTCGGTGCCACAGGCGCAACTGGCGCAGCTGGAGACCGATACACGACAAGCTCAACCACTTCACTCGCGCTGACAACCGGAGTCAAAAACCTAACGGTGGCCACTGGCCTCGCGTTGTCCGTCGGTCAGAACGTCGTCCTCGCTTACGACGTCGACCATCGGATGACTGGCATCGTGAACTCCTACACGTCCAACAGCGGAGCGCTTGAGGTTGACGTAGTGCAGGTGCTCGAGGGCACTGGAACCTACGCATCATGGGCCATCTCGCTTGATGGTGCCGTCGGGCAGGTTGGTGCGACTGGAGCCGTTGGGCCGACTGGCGTTGTGCTCGGAGGCGGAATCCTCTCGCCACGATTCACGGGCGACGGGAGCACGACCGAGTTCGGGCCGATCAGCGGATGGGATGGTCCGCAGAATGACGAAGCTGGTTACCTCGTTTATGTCGGCGGGGTTTTCCAACGTCCCGACGAAACCAACGGTGGCTTCTCGATCACGGGGACGACTCAAGGAAACTCAAAGATCGTTTTCCCAACGGCCCCCGCAAACAACGTGGTGATCGACGTGGTGGCGGTGCAGGTGACCGGTGCTAAAGGAGCCACTGGCGTGCAGGGTGCGACAGGTCCCGCTGGATCTGGAGGCGGTGGAGGAATCTCCGCATGGGACAGCGGAACATCTTACTCGGCAGGGGATTTGGTGTCTGACCTTGGGCAGTATTACGTCGCATTGGAAGGCAGCCAGAGTCAGCAACCGTACCAAAGCACAGCAAAATGGCAGTTGCTCAACAGAGCTTCCCGCGTGCTGCCTCAAACCATGTACCGCACGGGCGACTTTGTGAGTGAGAAAGGACTGCTTTATGTGCTCCTTGGCGCAAGTGGTGTTGGAACTGACATCCCACCCGCTAGCGGGTCGACAACGTGGATGAACGCATCGGTGCAGCCGTGGACTGAGGGTGCTTACTATTACGAAAAATCGATCGTGATTGCCGCTGATGGATCTCTCTACAGGTGTTTGCAAGCGCATATGGCGCAAGGGTGGAATGAGGCATCAACTGGCGGTCAAACAAATTATTGGACGCCAATCAGTGGACCTCAAGGGCTCTCTGGACCCGCAGGTCCGACGGGACCGAGCGGTGCAACTGGACCCGAAGGACCAACTGGTGCTGGAGTGCAGGGTGCAACAGGCGAAGCTGGACCAACTGGCGCAACTGGGATCCAAGGTGCCACTGGACCATCAGGTGCTGGCGAACCGGGGCCAAGTGGAGCGACCGGACCTACCGGACCAACAGGCGAAACGGGGCCAACAGGCGAAACTGGAGCCACGGGCGAAGTCGGTGCTACGGGCGAGGTTGGGCCGACAGGCCCGACAGGTCCCGCTGGAGGTTAAAGCTAGCGTGAGTTGAGGCTAAACCCCTAGGCTGGAGAGCATGACAACTCTCCACTGCCTAGGGGTTCCTCATACCGTGACCCATCCCGACTACTCAGCGTGCGCATTCACTCAGAAAGTCTTGAAGTTCTTGGAGATGTTCAAGGACTCGAGCGAGTACCGCACGATCCACTATGGACATCCTGACTCCATTACCGCCGCTCACGAGCACGTCAACGTCACCTCTCGTGACATCCTCCAAGAGACCTATGGGGACTACGACTGGAGACGAAACCAGTTCAAACACTCCTCGCAAGACCTTGCTCACAAGGCGTTTAATCTCATCGCTGGAGAGGCTATCAAGCGACGGAAAAAGAAAGGCGACATCGTGCTCGCGTTCTGGGGCGGGACACAAGAGGCGACCCACATTGCCAACGCTGACAAAGACTTGATCGTCGTGGAGCCGGGCATCGGAAGTGGCCACGCCTTCGCGCCGTTTCGGTGCTACGAGTCTTATCCTCTCAGGTCAGCATTCGTGGGCACTGAGGGCGTTTCCTACTGCAACCCAAAGTGGTATTGGAGAGTCGTGCCGAACTACTTCGACATCCGCAACTTCGACCCGACGCAAGAGCGAGAGGACTACGCGCTGTTCATCGGCCGCCTCGGGACCAACAAAGGCTTGGACATTGCCATCGACGCCTGCAAGCGGATGGGGATCAGGCTCAAGGTGGCTGGCCAAGGAGGGCCCGAGGGCATCGGATTAAAGGAGTGGCCGGAGCACGTCGACTTTGTTGGATACGCTGGCATTGAGGAGCGGAAGGAGTTGATGGCCAAAGCTCAGTTCGGGTTTCTTTTGTCCACCTACTGGGAGCCGTTTGGCGGAACAGCAGTCGAGATGATGCTCTCGGGGTGCGTGCCGATCTGTTCGGACATGGGAGCCATGACCGAATACATCGTGGATGGTGTCAACGGGTTCCGATGCTCGACGATGGGTGACATCCTGCGAGCCATCCGGATCGGCTACCGCATCGACCGCTCGAAGATGGTGGCATTTGCTCAGGCGAACTTCTCGCTCGATGCGGTGAGGCCGAAGTTCGAGCGAGCGTTTGCCGACTTCCGAGACGTGTTCAGCGGCGCGGGATGGTACGAGGATCACAACCGGCCTTTCACGGTCGGCTACGGGCTCGACTACTCGCCGCTCAGTTGATGGCGGACAGTAGGGTGTGGACTGGAAATCATTACTGCCGACGATCGGACGGGCCTTAGGTGGCCCACTCGCTGGGATGGCCGTCGAGGCCGTCGGGAAGGCCATTGGAATCAGCGAGCCAACGAGTGCCAAGGTGCAGGATGCTCTCGACGGAAATACCCTCACCGACGCGCAGATCGTGGCACTGCGCGAGGCCGACGCTCAACTGAAGGTGCGGATGCGGGAACTCGACATCGACCTCGAGAGACTGGCTACACAGGACCGAGACAGCGCGAGGGCGATGCAAGCCAAACTCAACAGCCGCGTGCCTGCCGTGCTGGCTCTCGTCATCACCGCCGGATTCTTTGGAGTGCTCGCTGGTTTGCTCACGGGGCACTTCGACCTTTGGGACAACGCGGGGATCACCATGCTCATCGGTTCGCTGGCCACCTCGTGGGGGATGGTCGTCTCGTTTTATTATGGGTCAGCGGCGAACATTGGCGGGAGGCCACCGGAAAAGAAATGAATCTCAAGGAGTACGGCATCGACATCGCGTTCCTGTGCGCTGGCCTTTTCGGGGCAGTCTTGACGACGGGCAAGAACGCTGCACGCAACCTCGGGAGCACCATCTCCTCACTCGTGGCCGGTGCCGCAGCTGCGAACTACCTGACACCTGTCGTGGTGCAGTTGGTCA